GAGACTGCTTACATTTCGGGGTTTGAGATTGGGTATCAATATGAAGATACAACAAGTGGACAAATCATTACTCACCTTAAAAACTTTGACACAGTTGTAAATAGCAACTGGGTGTTTATATCAGAAACTTTTGACACACCTCCAGATGATACAGCAATTAGACTTGTACTTAAGATAAACCATGTAGGAGGCCCTAATACAGAGAATGTGTTTAGAATAAACGGAATAACTTTAGGCCAGTGGTCAGAAGAGTTTGCTTCAACATCTCTGGGAACAACCGTAATAGATATTCCATCAACAATTTCTATACAACCACAAAAGGGGCTTGTTGCAAAATGTTACGGCCTTCAAGAATTAAATGGATACTATCTTGTATCTGACAACATGCTAAAAGCAAAGAATACTGGAATGCCTATTGTTTATGGAACTGCAGGACATACAACCCTATATGCTAATGACAATCTTCCATCACTCATTGTCCCTGGAGTTGGAATGTTAAATGAAGTTGGACAATTTAAACAATACACTCTTGAGACTTGGATAAGAATAAACTCATACACAAATGAAACTAAAAGAATTATTGGTCCGATTGGATCAAACGATGGAATATATGTAGATGGACCATCAATAGGTTTAAAGGTTAACAATCAATATAAAACAAACTATGTTGGAGAATGGACAAGGCCAATGCTTCTTCATTTAAAGGTTGGCAAAGATACTGCTTCTTTGTTAATTAATGGGGAAGAGGTAATTTCTATTACATATTCACAAGACTTAGCAGTTCTTCCAAGTGAATTGAATTCGGTTGGGAAAAATCAAGATTGGATAGGGTTCTATGCATATGATGATATTTCTCCAATAGACATAGATTGTGTTGGCATTTACCCATATCTAGTTCCACAAGATGTTGCAAAAAGAAGATTTGTTTTTGGTCAGGGTGTTGAAATACCAGAAAATATAAATACATCTTACAGTGGAACTTCTATTGCAATTGACTACTCTTTTGCAGACTACACAGCAAACTACTCATATCCATATATTGGTAGTTGGAATCAAGGATTTAGCGATAATCTTACAACTACAAACAGGGCAATATCTGTAGTTAATCATATACTTCCAAAAATTGTATTGTCATCAAGAACAGAAAAACAACTATTTGAAGACAATAAAGTTGCTAACAGTATAGTAGACACAGCCGCATTTTTATATGATACAAAAGATTATTTTTCTTTTAGACCAAATAGTGCATGGAACAGTACTAGCGGATATCTTTTCTTTGAAAATTTTGATTTTTTACAAACCCCAGTGTCTGCATTTTACGGATGCTTTCAATTAAAGGCTAGCGCAACCACTCCACAAACACTGTTTAAGATTGAAAAAGAAAACACTTCAAATTCTTTTGTTATCGAAGTTAGAAATAATATTTTGTCATATATAATTAATACTAATGGAAATTCCGAGACGCTATGTTCTTCTCAGGTTTTAGATCCTAACGATTTCTTTGAGGTAGGAATTAATATTCCAAGGTTCGTAGAATTGTTTGGTAATCCAGTAGCAGAGTTTTTTGGATCTTTGGCAGATCTAAGACTGTATGTCGGTGGAGAAAAAGACAATACAAAAACGTTTACTGGCAAGATATACAATGTTGGGTTTGCAACAAAATATAATTTTCAAAAAATAAAAACTTTGTTTAACTCAGTTGGCATACCAAAACTTCACGAAGACATCTTTTTTGTTTATCAAAATAATCAAATAATAGACATAGACGGTGGATACGACACAACATCTCAGGCACCTTCTGGTGGATTAACTGACGTATCTCCTGGAGCAATTTCTGGCGGAGGGGTTGTACCGTTAGAAGAAGACTACTTGGTTGAACATACAGCCAGTTATACTTTGGTCCCAGATATTTTATTTGAGACGTATAGTCTTGCAATTGCAGCCAACGGATATTGGGAAGACAACATTCCCCTTACGTATTTTGCAGAGTCTGTTTTTGATAAAAGAGGAGATCAGTATTTTGATCTTGATTTTATACAGTTCAACATAAATTATCCAATCCCGTCAAAAACTATTGCTATAGAAACAGACCCAGTTGATTGGACATATGCAGATCTTGCAACCGAGTATGGGGTACCAATTCAAAGAACTTACGAGTCATTAGATAATTATTTATTTACAGGGTATAACGATTATGAAGATTTAAAAAATAAGATAGCAAAAGATTATAAATACGATACAGACGGAGCATTAGTAAAAACCTATGTTACATTTCAGTACACAGAACTTGGAGCAAATGCAGTAACAGACTATTTTATTAAAGTAGAAAGGCCAAAAAGAAATGGAGTTTTAATTCCAGGAACTGACTGGATGACAACAAAATATGAAGTGGTAGATAATATGATTATCTATCCACCATCGGGTGTTGATTTTAACGACTTGTCAATGGTTACACACATAGATGTAAATGTAAAAAACTCTTTAGTAAATAATGTTAGTATTAAGAAATTGTCTTATGCCTCTCAAGCATTAAATGAATCTGATGCAAGCCCAATAGGAACAACTTTTGGAACTCCTATTTACCCATATACAAAAACTGGAATCTATTACAATTTTAAAAAGAATAATCCTTTTTCAATTTACACAGGATCCTCTCCATATCTATATTTAACAAAAACAAGTGGAGTACAACTAAAAGGAACATATGATCCGCTAGTAAATAGAGGACTTATGATTCCAATTAATACAAGCAGAGCAGATGGATTTAAAGTAATTGCTTTGCAACTTGCTGTTAGGTTTGATGGTGAGTATTTCCCATATGCTCCAACAGAAATATTTGAGATAGAAAGCAGGGGATCATATATAAAGTTCTACATGGTTGCTTGCGATCCAAGTGGAAGAAGAGCAAAGATCTATGCAATAGATACAAAAACTGGATTAGTTCAAAATGGAATTGGTTTTTATTGGAACGGCAAGATAGTAAAAGAGCCAGTTGTATCTTTGCAAGACTGGGGATTCTTGGGGATCAGTTTTGCAAGCAGTTTAGATTTTTCATATTTTGAGGGAGCCATAAGACTGACTGGCCCACTGCTATTTAATAATATATCTTTCTACCAGTCAACTAACCTACAAGAAGTACAAAGAGTAGCAGAAAGACCATGGTTTAGAGTTAAGGTACTAAATGGTTTAGACTTAGACTGGAAGTTCTGGAATATTGGTTCGTTTAACTGGAATAAGGTACTGGTTTTATCAGAAACAAGTTATTATGGTGTAAACCCTTCTGAAGTTTATAAGAGTTATACGGGAACAAACAAGATAATAGTCGATACCGATAAGGTTTTGCGTCTAGGTAATTACAAATATACCGCCTATTCGGATGTAAATTGGAACCAGGTCGTAGTAGATCCAGTATGATATGGTATACTTATGGTTATGAATGTTGAAAATCCAAAGAAAAAGAGTAAAGTTCTGCCCAAGATGAAGGGCCAAGTGGGAGAGTCTCGTGCAAAAATTATTGAAAAGCATTATGACTGGGGTCTTTATGTATACAAAAAGGCTAATGGTAAATGGTTTACAGATGGAACTGGTTCAGTTTTAAACATTGAGTCTATGAAGGGTGACATTTTGCAAATATCAAAACTTAAAGAGGCTGCAAAATATTACGGGGATGAGGGAGATGGAACATGCATATTTGTTCCAGGTCTAACAAGAATATCAGAAGAAGAATATTCTGAGCAAAAACAAAGAATGGCAGAAGGTCTTATACCTTCTTTAAATGATCTTGGTGCAGTTCAGGCAGCCAAAGACACTATTGCAAAATATGGAAGTGATGACTAATGAGTGAAGATAACGAATATCGTATTGGTGCAAGAATTGATTCACTTCCAAAAGAAGATGATACTTTTGCAAAGCAAGATCCATTTAATAAAGATTGGGATCTTTTAAAAACATTTAACGGTTTAGATAATAATTTTAAACGCCGTGCACAAAGAATGTCAAAGGCGGATGCAACACCAGCATACATGGATAGCGCAATGGCCATTAGTACAGGTATTAATGGAGCAGCATCAAAAGAGATTAATCCAGGTCTTATTTATAGAAATGGCTACGGACTATTTGATGTTATTACTCCACCTTGGAATCTTTATGAACTAGCAAATTATTACGATACATCTTTTGCTAATCATGCTGCAATTGATGCAAAAGTAGAAAACATTGTTGGACTTGGATATGACTTTGAGGTTTCAGCAAGAACGATGCTCAAAATTGAATCATCAACAGACTCAGGTGCCAGTGATCGTGCAAGGAAAAGAATTGAAAGAGCAAAAATTGAAATGCGAGATTGGTTGGAAAGTTTAAACAATGATGATTCTTTTACTTCTTCAATGGAAAAAGTGTACACAGATTTACAGGCAACTGGAAACGCATACTTAGAAATTGGTAGAACTGTAAAAGGTGATATAGGTTATGTTGGGCATATACCAGCAACAACAGTTCGTGTAAGAAGACTTCGTGATGGCTTTGTTCAAGTAATTGCAAATAAAGTTGTTTATTTCCGTAACTTTGGTGCATCAAATCCAAATCCACTAGGAACTGATCCAAGACCAAATGAGATTATTCATTTTAAGCAGTACTCTCCTCTAAATACTTTTTATGGTGTTCCAGATATTATTTCAGCAATTAATTCTTTATACGGAGACTCTCTTGCATCACAATAC